GTAAGATAAAAACATATGTTATCGAAGTTAAACCAGAAAAACAAACAAGACCTCCTATAAAAAAATCAAGAGCAACAAAATCCTATATTCACGAATGCGTGACTTATGAAGTAAATCAAGCAAAGTGGAAAGCAGCAAAAGAATTCTGTGCTGATAGACTGATAGAGTTTAAAGTTATTACAGAAAACGAACTAGGTATCAAGTAATGGCAGAAGGTTTCGGTCAGTACAAAGGAACAGGAACTGCAAGAACAAGAGAACTTTTAAAAAAAGTTGAACAATCTGGAACATTTGATCCAGAAGATATTATGATGATGATTATGGAAATATTCAAAGAAGAAGTTTTATATCCAGAACCAGGTAAGTTTTATACATTTTTATACAAACCAAAGACACCAAATATAGAATATGATCAACATCCACTCATTGCTTGTACATCGTTAGAGAGATGGGGATTTAAAGGCATCAATTTTCACTGGAGAGAAGGTAGACAATATACTTGGGAAGAGGTTGTAGGAAAACTACACGTCGTAAAATACAATGAGCTTGATGAGTTACTTTCTCTGCAGTATGGAAAGTTCCGTCTAAATAAATAAAAACCTATTGTCTAATGGCAACATACGGAGAACCTGGCAAAAATCCATATTCAATAAAGGGTATAGGCGGAGTCTTATCCAATGTGGTGAATGCTGAAACTGGAGTTACGCAGGTTTATAGACAAGGTGCTCTTAATAGATATCAAAGTTTAGGTACTTATAATCCACAAACAAAAAAATTTACTCCAGATTCAAGTTTATCTGAAAATGAAAAAACAGTTTTTTCATCACCAGAATCAATAAATTCTGTTAAAAATTCCGCAGAGATTACTGCTAAAAAGTCTCAAATAGATTCGGGAATAACACCCGATTCTGCGGATAAAAGATCAAAGGAATTATTAAATACAGGAAAAGCAACTACACCTCCACAGGCAGGAGATGGATCAACCCCATCTACACCACCAGAAACGGGAAAAGAATTAACTGGAACAAAAACATCAGGGTTTGGTAATTTCATCTATCCAGAAGGTTTGGGGTCAACAAAACAAGATGTGATTAAATTTACAATGTTAGAATACCAACCATCTGGAGTTGGAGCAGTTGGTCAACAAGGTGGTCAGAAGACACTTGGTTTTGGAAATAAAAGAGGAAGTGATAAAGATTGGAGTAAAGACAGAAAAATAGCAGGAACCGTAACTCTTCCTATTCCATCGGGAATTTCTGATACAAATGCTGCTGATTGGGGACAAAATAGTATGAATGCTCTGGAAGCAGCACTTGCTGGAGCAGCTTATGAAGCTATTACAGAAGGAATAGGTAGTGGAATTTCTCAGTTAGGATTATCTGCCGAAGCAGCAGCAGGTGAAGAAAATACAAAAAAAGCCATTGGATCTGCTTTTGCTGCTGCCGCTATGGGAGGAAGTCAATCAGCACTTTTATCAAGAGCAGAAGGTGTAGTAATAAATCCAAATATGGAATTGCTGTTCAATGGTCCACAACTTAGACCATTTACATTTACCTTCAAAATGTCTGCTAGGAGTAAAACTGAAGCGCAGCAAATAATAAAAATTATAAATTTCTTTAAAAGAGGAATGTCTCCCATTAAAACAGAATCTACATTATTTCTAAAAGCACCTAATACATTCAAAATACAATACTTACACCTAGGACAAAGTGGAAATGATCATCCATACATAGGTAGGATTAAAGAATGTGCACTGCAAACGGTAACTGTAAACTATACTCCGGAAGGACAATATGCTACTTTCTATGACGGAGTTCTAGTTTCATACGAAATGTCCATGCAGTTTCAAGAACTCGAACCCATATTCAATAGTGATTATGATGGTTTAGAAGGAATAGGTTACTAAGATGTCAAATTACTTCAGACAAGTTCCAAATCTAGAATACGTAAATAGATTACCCAATGCGAAAATTGGGGATTATGCTCTTGTAAAAAATTTATTTAAAAGAGGTAAACTCCGCGAAGATATTTTTGAAAATCTATCATTCTTCACTAAGTATCAAATAGAAGGTGATGACAGACCAGATAATGTGGCATTTAAAGTATATAATGATTCTAATTTAGATTGGGTAGTTCTCATTTGTAATAACATATTGAATATTCAAACAGAATGGCCATTACCCCAAAATGATTTTGACGGAATTCTTTTAGAAAAATATGGTGATTATGATACTTTGTATAATGGAGTTCATCACTACGAAACAACAGAAGTAACTAATAGTCAAGGTGTGGTTATTATCCCAGCAGGTCTTCAAGTCCAATCAGATTATACATTAACTTATTATGATTATTTTGCTGATAGTTTAGTAACTGTAAATGATGCTGTAATACCAGTCACTAATTACGAATACGAAGAAGGTGTCGAAAACGATAAAAGAAATATTTTCATTCTTAAACAAGAATACTTGAATGTTGTTCAAGATGATATGGAAGAAATTATGACATATAGAAAAGGTTCCACTCAATATAAGAGCGGAACCGTGAAGACTGGAGAAAATATTAGACTTTATGAGTGATCACTCTTCAGCAAGACGCTGGAAGTAAGAGAGAGCATCATCTTCATCTTCGTCATTAGAGGAAGCACTTACTTGGGGAAGTTCAGGTTCGGGACGACGTGAAGTAAAGTCGGGAGTATAACTACCACGATCATTATCTTCATTATCAACCTCTTCATCCAGACGAGGACGAGGAGCATTCTTTTGACCCAGAACATACTTGAGACGCTTCTCAAGATCTTCATAAGACTTGAACTGGTCAGGAGCAGTTACTGCTGCTAGAGAGTATTGCTTCTTCCACACTGCCTCCAGAGCATCATCATCATCCAGTAGAGGGGAGACACGATCAAACTCAGACTTATCATAGTTCCAGTAACCATCCTTTTTCACCAGTTTGAGTTTGAAGTTAGCACCTTGCCAGAAGTCAAAAGGATTGATAGGAGTTTCATCCTCAAACTCAGGTTGCATTGCTTCCATAATCTTGTCGAAGATTTTCTTACCATACTTAAATAGGAAGACACGACCTTCATTAGCAGGATTCGCAGGATCCTTCACCACATAGATGTTGGAGTAGTAAGACAGTTTACGCTTCTGCTTACGAACAGTTTCTTTATCTTTATCACTACCACTGTTCCACAGTTCGCGGTTGTGCTCGGACACAGGATCTTTCTGACCAAGAGTAGTCAGAGAGTTCTCGATGTACCAACCACCAGGACCTTGGAAGGCATGAGTATAGAGTTTTGCCCAGGGAAGTTCTTCACCTTCAGGGGCAGGGAGGAAACGGATAACTGCGTAACCATTACCAGTCTTATCCATTTCGGGTTTCCAGAGACGCTCATCAGCGCCACCAGAAGTTGTGCTCATCTTCTCTACTTCCTTTACCAGTTTGGAAGTCAGTGAACCAAGAGAAGATTGTTTTTTAAGGTCAGCAAAAGACATTAGGATTACCTCGGATTGTACGGATTTGGCTTGTGTGTACTTCGTTATTCTACAGGTCGGAACCTGTTTTGTCAATCTGCTGCTTCATCACATCCAACATACTGGACATATTGTTGAAGATCACATTCATATCGACATTTGATGGAAGACCCATCATCGAAGCAGACTCAGCAATGCGTTCTTTCATTTTAATCGCTTCTGGGTCATCAGATAGACTCAGGCGAGTATAAAGAACTTTTTGTTTGTCAAGAAGTTTTTCTAGAAGTTTAACATGCTCTAGTTTTTCTTCTCTTGTCATAGTGGGAAACTTAAAGACGTTTTTATAAACATCTTCCTGCATTTCACCAATTTCAGTCATCTCTGCGCGGACAACTTCAGAACTGAAGAAACTCATTTTTCTCCTAGAATAATTTCCTTTAATAGTTTGCGATAACGCTGTACATCAATATTTAGGAATGGACTATACTTTTTCAATTTTCGACTGACGGATTCCCACACTGGATCTTGAAGTTTCTTATCAAAATCTTTCCCGAACAGGAATATCTTATCATAAATGACTAGTGTTTCGGGGCTAATTTTCCCGCTCAGGAATTTTTTAAGAATGGGTGGATGACCCTTTGAACAATCAAAAATATCATCTACCTTCTGGTTTTCAAATAAACTTTGCGTTTCCTCCTTGAAAACATATGAAAGTGATTGATTTCTTTTCTTCCATTCTTCATATCTACCTTCACCTTCTCTCATCATTTCACCAATCCAAAGTTTATTGGGATCAGTACAGGTGATGAAGTTAGATACAAAGAACTCAACTATTTCTTGGTCAGTCTTTTGTCGTGAAACTTTCTCAAACCAAAAACGATCTTTACGTTTGTAGAAAGATTGTACAGTCGCACGACTCTTACCACAATACTTGTGATAATCATAACTGTCTTTAGTAAAGTGATTTTTTAAAGACAGATAACAACGATAAGCATCAACAGGCATCATTCATCAAAGTGGTAATCTTGCTCTCGAACTCCTCTTGAGAAAGTTTAGTTCCATTGCTTCGTACTTAATCTTTTCCTTTAGAGGTTTCGAAATAAGTTTGGGAACAGATTCTACATCGATATTGTTTTGCTCACAGAAGTGAACGATAGCATCAATGTAGTTCATTTCTGGATTTGTTTGTACTAGAGATTCAATCTCTTGAGCAAATCGAGATGGGCAAAAGAATTTACTTTCTAGAACTTTTTCTAATTCATTCTCCATCTGACCTAATATTGTGATGTACAAATTCTTTAATGTAGCGAACTAATAGTTTAATATAGTCCCCTTTGTTTCTTTTGTCAAATACTTTGACTTCTCCTCCAGGAGTAACCATTAGGGTGATAAGTTTTTTAACTACTTTGCCAGTTAGTTCGTAATACGCAGCAGCATAAAATGTTTCTTGAACAAAATAGTTTTCAATCCACTCTTCGGGTTTAATCTTGTCTGATGTTTTAAAGTCAATGACTGCGAGTTCGCCGTCATATTCGGCAATACAATCAACTCTACCAGCCAATCCAAGATATTCTGAATAGAGCGTTCTTTCGATTGCGTGTATGTTATTTATCTTATCAAGTTCTGGTTTAAGGTGATAGAACATAAACTTTGTCAGGGGTTGATAATCATCCCAGTTTAGTTCTTTGTTTTCCAGATAATCCTGACAGACTTGGTGAAAGTCAGTACCCCGCGCTGTTGCTCTCTTTGTGATACGATTTGCTTCTTCAAGACCAACACGCTCTCGCCACTTCACAAAGATTTGACGATTGTAGAATGAAGTTACAGACGTAATAGAAGGCACCCAATCTCCACTTGGAAGTTCGTAGAGACGGATGCTTTCTGTTGTTTTACACTCTAATTCAATGTCACCTAAAAAATTATGATGAATAAAACTCATAAACCAACTTCCATTTTCGCAAGGATGTATTCTTTCACCAATCCAGAGCGAACAATATCTTCAACTCCAAATTCAATAATATCAATTGAAGGCATGATACGAAGAACTTTCATGAAGTCTATGATTCCATTCTTTTCATTCGTCTTCAGAAGATCACTTTGAGTAGCATCACCACAGAACATAATCTTACTGTTCTCACCTACACGAGTAATTATACTATCAAGTTCGTGATAATTCAAGTTTTGAAATTCATCAACAATAATAATAGCATTGTCAAGAGTTGTACCACGAATAAAAGACGTACTCCAAAAACTGATTGTACCTTGAGTTTTGAGATTACCATAGAGCATTTCAAAGTCTGCTTCAGATGGTAACTCAAACATATACTTTACCATGTTCTTATATGGAATCTGATAAAGAGAGGATTTATCCTCATGATCACCTGGAAGAAAACCAATCTCCCGAGTTGCCACAAGGGAACGTACAATATAAATTTTTTCGTAAGGAGTTTTTTCGTCAAGTACATCTCTTAAAGCATTATAAAGAGTGATAAAAGTTTTTCCAGTACCAGCACAACCATAAGCTACAAGGTTTTGATCTAGTTTATAGCAACGGAATAGTTCCTCTTGATTTTCAGTAAGAGGTTCTATAGTCCTCATCAAATCTGTATTGAGTGGTTTTTTCCTTTTCATTTGCTTATTGCTCATTCCAAAAGGAACAGGAGATTTTGGAGAATTTCTTTTTGCTGGCATGACTTAAATTAAATTGGTTTAACATTAGATCCGGGAACTTTTGATACTCTATGAAGAACATCATTCCATCCAGGTTTACTTTTAACTAACCTGTCGTAGATTTCTCCAACTTCTCCAGACCCAGGACAAGTGGAGGGATCACTCCAATCTCTATCCCAATCTGGATTGTCCTCTTTCCACTGATCCCAATCATGAACACTTAAAGTAACTTCTTTTTGTTCGCCAGTTTG